GGAACAATACAAAGGACTTAATTTTGCCAATGGTGCTATTTGTAGTAGTGTATTGAAAAGAGATTTACGTAAACAATGGCAGAAAGATAACCAATACAGCTATCAAATATTCGGGTATGATATTGACGAACCGAAAAGGGCAAAAGCCTTCACAATAAATTATCCAGAAGCTAAAGGGTTTTATCCGTTGCTTATGCTTGGATATTCTAAAAAAATGTGCGTTGATAAGGTTGAGAAAGCTGGCATCGAAATTCCTTTAGCTTATAGGCTTGGTTTAAATAATAACAATTGTTTGAAAACTGGTTGCGTTCAGGGAGGTATTGGATATTGGCAGAAAATTAAACGTGAAATGCCTGATAAGTTTGAAGCAATGGCAAAAGTTGAACATAAATTAACCGATGCAAAAGGGGAGCCCGTGACCATGCTGAAAGACCAAAGTAAAAAAGCAAAGGATAGCGGGAATGAATTGGTGTTTTTAAAACCGCATCCAGACTATCCGCATATTAAAGACATAAGCATGATGAAAGGCAGAGAACCTAAACCATTGAAGGATTGTTTTGGTGAATGTGGAGTGACTGACTTGGAAAGAAATCCAACGGAAAATGAAATAAACTTTGCTAATCCTAATGGCTTTGAAAAAGCCAAAGTGGGCGGGCAAAAAATAAATTATGGTCTATTTGCACAAGCTTCGATTAAATGAACGGTCGTAGCCTTGCAGCTAACGGCTACAAATATGAAACGGCAGGGATTAAGTGCGAAACCCTATCAGCCGACCACAAATGATGAATAGTAGCACACAGTATAATTCAGCACCACAGTCCTCTGCTGTTTTATATTTGATGTTAATAAAGGCTGGCTTTAAATTTAATGTATTATGTATTACTATGTAATTCCAAAGACAAACGATTTGTCAGACGACGGTTACTATGTTGTAAGAGCAAAAAACCTTACAGACCTGAAAAACAAAGGTTTTAACAAGAATGCAGTTGAACGTAGAAACAAAGATTATGACAAAGCTGTCAAAGGTTTAAACAAAAGGAAACTTAAAGTTTGGGATTAAGTTTTAAATTGGGCAGGCTGTTCGTTGGTTTGTTCAGCTTGCCCATAACAGATAATTAAATGAACGAACTTACAATATACCACTACCGCATTAAAAGATACGATTTTTATTATGTCAGATGTAGAATTTAAGGAATTAAAATATGGGTTCAAATATGGTGACGCAACTATTGAACGCCATATATGCGATGAGAAAAAAGGATGGATTGTTTTAGGGTTAGAAACCCAAAAACGCAGACTTCAAATATATGTCACCAAAACAGGGAAAGTTAGAATACACGATGAGAATGGAAATGAGTGGCTTCCTTCAAATGGTGGCTAACATTCCGGCTGTATGTTGTCAGTTTTTATGCGATTTTGAAACACAAAAATTATAATATTATGAGTACACATGAATTATTTAAGAAACACTTTGGTAACCAGATAGCGGTTGATTTAAAACACCCTAACATGGAAAGTTTTTTTGAAGAACTGAATGAAGAATGCTTGCAGGAAGATAAGCATAAAAAATGCAATATACAGCGTGTTGTAAGGCAGTTTACTTGCTCCTGTGGCATTCCTGACGCTATTCGATTATGTGAAGGTGTGGAATATTGCATGAAATGCGGAGATAGGTTAAGCAAGTAAATTACTTACAACGGGCAAGTATAGCGCCCGTTTAAAAAAATGTGCTATACAGATTAATTAACGTTTTAATACAAATACTTATGAGATACAAAACAGCAGCGAAAATGGCAGAAATAGCAACTAAATACCCTGACCGAAAAAATGTTGGTTTAGACAATGTTAGCACACGTACTTGGTACTTTCAAGGCGGTGCAGGAAAGAGTAGTTTTAGAATACCTATAACAGCTACAGATAGAGAAACAGCGATAGCAATATTTGAAACCGAACACCCCGACAAGAAATGGGGAATGACAACTTGCTATGATTAGTATGTGTGCACAAAGGATTAGTGTATGGCAAGTGCCATCACAGAACTTAATTAATAACACTAAAGATTAAAATTATGAAAAGACTTTGGAATAGAATACGAAAGGCATTTGCTATCCACATTGTTATGTTGCGTTTTATTTCTGAAAATAGAATGTATTCAGCTTATGAAAAATACGTTGATTGGGAAACATTAGCAATGGGTAGAGATGAAGTTGGTACTTATAAGTGGTTTATTTGGTATGTGAAACAAAATAAAGATTTTAGAAATACGTGGCTTGGATTTTAAATGCCACATTACATGCAGATATATACACCTGCTGTAGGACATTCACGAGCAAAGAGTGAAAAACAAAGCACTACAACCGCTATTGCTATTAAACATTGAATCAGGAGAATGTTATATTTTCCCTAAAATCGACGGAACAAATGTAAGTGTATGGCTTGATGAAAATGGAGAACTGCAAGCAGGAAGCCGAAAAAGGCATTTAACTGTTGATAATGATATTGCAGAGTTCTCCAAAAACCATTGCTTGCTAAATTACAAATGCCAGAACTAAACTAAGTGCGCTTATCAAAAAAGCCCCGATTGCAATAGCTAATTTTATATTAGCATGCATGTTTTTTATATGCTTTTCGATTGCCTTTTTTTCAATGCTATTTTCCTGCAACTCCTCAATCTGGGGGCGATACGGACAGCTGCGCTCCCGGTTGTAGGTGTATTTTTTTAAAAGATCAATCTCATGCCTATTCTCTTTTGTTTTAGCGTAAGCATTTTCGAACAATTCCTTTTGATGCTTGACAATTTGCTCGATTGTTACTAATCGTTCTAATACTTCTTTGTTGTAATCTTGTTCGCTCATGTGTATTATCATTTAATATATAATAGGAGGGTGTATTGATTTTCCGTGTAGATACAAATTCAATCTCTCTTGATCAGATAAGATAGAAGGTATCACTATAAATTCATCAAGCTCACCATCATAGAAGGATGACAGCACTGTTCCCCCTTTACAGCCTAAATACAGATCATCCGTGTTAGATGTATCTCCTATTAATGATATATCGTTGTTAGTATCTTGTAAAACATTATCTATATATAACTTCATTTTATCATTAGTTCGATCAATCTCAAAGATAACACTGACATATTCGTTTGTGAACACCCCGGAACCAACACTTACATTCGCTGAATTTGCACCATCATCAATTGCACAAATTAGATTGTTGCTTGAGTCTTTATAAATCATATAATTTCCCCCTTTATGAATTATATAAGCCGTTGAGCCACTATTTGTTGCTTTCAGCCAAATTGCTATAGTCCTTGATTGCGTATTGTCGTAAGAAAAAGAACCGTTGTGATTAATTATCAGTCGCTCTTGATTTGATGCGTCAAAATCGCCGATTGTCTTTTCTTTTTCATTTGGCTCCGCTCCTGCTGCACTGACAGCATTGTTTGTATTTAAGCTTATGTCATATACCGAGTCAATATCTCCTGAAGTTATTTTTTGATAACTAAAGCTTGTTAGGAACACATCAAAAGATGGGAAGTTATTCGATATAATATAATTTTGAAAATAGCCCTGAATGAAATAGGCAACGTCTTTCGTATCCCCACTGTCATTCTTTACCTCAATTTTCACGTCTTGATTAATAATAGGGATAATAACATAAGGTTTTCCTGTTACGAATGAAATGTCACTAAAGACATGCCCTTGTGTGGTTGTTATAGATATAATCATATTAGTTGAATCTCCATTACTATCAGTTATACCTAACCCGGTCACGTATAAATATGAGTAATCAGTTTGATTAAACTTAGGAAAGACAAGATAAAAATCTCCGGTAACTGCATTGTGAATCACCTGTTGACTAGCAAGTTGTGGAACATATAAGGGCTTTGTCTCCCAGCTTGCTACCGGATTACCTTTTGCATCATAACTTTGCGTAAGTGTTTTTTTCCCGACATCGAAATCTTGTATACCACCGCTTGTGCTTTGTCGAAGTCCACTCAGGTCTACATTTGCTCCATCAACATTCAGTGCTCCAGACCCTAAGCTCAACGACCCACCTTCGGTATCTATGTCTCCGTTATCAGCATCTATGAATCTGTTCAGTTTCCCGGTATACGCTGAAACTTGTGAGATATCGAATTCTTTATTGTTAATTTTTTTCAAAACCGCCGTTCTCGTTGCAACTCTGTTTACCTCAAACCAACTCCCATCCCAGGTATTCATCAAGGGATTATATTTCACTTTGTTGGCAAATAAGGAATATGTATTTTCATTATATGTAATTTGAAGTCGTCTAAACAATGAAATCAAATCAGCACTTTCATTGTATATCGTGCCTTCCAGGACAAGCAGATACTTCTTTTGATTGCCTAAAGTCTCATTAACAAGTAGTTGATTGAAAAACTGCATAAAACCTTCCGTGTCGCCCTGCCGCCATTTATCGTTCACATTAGTGACAATTCCTGTTCCAGGGACATATATGCCAAGAAGGCCTCTGCTTAATGCCCCTCCTGAACCAATTAGGCTGTCATCTAGCTCATATTTCAATGTGCTGCCTGTGTTTTCAGCAGTATACTCAACGTAATCGGGAGGCGCTTCATTGTCTTCGATGTGTTTTACTGTGATTGCTGTCTTCTGTATGCCATAAGTATTGCCATTTGCGCTGCCAGAATTTATTATCTTTATTTCCGCTGTGTTTGTCTCCGGGATGTCTTCTGTGTATAGCTCAACCGAGAGACTGGCATTTTTATTCCCACTTCCGCCTAAGCTAGGGCCACTTGCTCCACTAGTCTTGTAATCAATTGTGTTTGAACTTGTATCCCAAGAACCATCAGCTTGCAGATAATAGATACCAACTTTAACCTGCATTGAGATATTCAGCCAATCATTGCCGGGGCCGGTTAACCCGCCAAAATATACATCTAACTTCAATTTTATATGCAAATAATTACCTGTTCCAGTCTGTAATTGCGGAGTCTCATATGTTGTTCCAAACGCAAAGTCTTGTGTGATTAGAGAGCCATTATTTTTCGTTATATATCGCCCCTGAACTTTCCCTAAAGCTGGCAGATAAGAAAAAGAACAGCCTGCCCTATATATATCCGATTGGTTAACCGAGTCAATTATATCTAATGTACTTGTACCTCTTGATTGTCCATTTCGATCAAATTCGCGAAAAACTGCACTGCCAAAAAGGTCATCGGTTTGCATAATATACCAATACCCGGCGAATTGAAACATCACCGCGCGAAAGCGGGTAAGAATATGTTCAAGAACTTCATGCAAGCTAGATTTCTCCTCAACAACATTTATGGTTCCATCGTAGCCTTCTTTTTCTTTTATCTTAGTCCAAACCTCCTTGCTTTCTGCTCTCACATAATGGAGCGGTTCATAATCAGTGCCGCTTGGCATTGTCTCACTATACCATTTTGTGTACGTTCTTATACAAGGATCAGTTGACTGATAAAAATTCATAATAGTAGGCAACTCTCTTAATGCTTCTGCAAACGTATCTAAAAAAAAGTTCTGGGTAGTATAATCGATTTCCTTTAGAAAGCCAACCCCATCTACTGCCGAAAGTTCCACACTTTGATAATAATTGTCTCCTAATTTACTAAAGTCGTTTAATATAATGCCAAACCAGGGGGATTCCGATTCCCTTTGTATTGATACTAAATAGCGATTTTCATTATTTGTTCTCAAATTGTCAAGAAAATCATCAAGGATGCCTATATTATAAGTATCTTCCATTATTTCGACGCCTGTTATGTATTTCACATTGCTGTCGGCGCCAAATATTATTTTCAAGGTGCATTCTCCACTTGTGTCCGGGCTGAAGCTGCCTTTAATTGTTTGCCATCCAGATTCATCTAGTGTAAATGTATTTAGATATGCCTGCCCATTTTCACTGTCGATAATATTTATAATAATATCTGTTCCAGCAGAAGCCTTAACATATGCTTGGAAATTATATGTTTTTTCTGAAGACAATGAATCTTTTAAAACTTGCTCAACTCTGTGATCTAAGGGATTTCTTGGCGCTGTTGTCTGCTCATAACGTAATGAATTGGAATAGAATTTGTAGTTTTCGCTTACAGAAACTGAATAGCTACCTTCACCAGAATCAATATACGCATACCATAACCCCGGCTCTTGCTCTTCTACGCCTTCAATCACCGCACCTGCAAAGTTATTTGAAGCTATAAGATTTTGTTTTCCTCTATTATTCATAAATACAGATGCTTCTGAAGTCATGAATCCACCTTTGACGACATCAGTTATACCTCTGTCCCAGCTCAATTCGTATCCAGGTGCTTCGTTAGCAATTTGTGTATATTGATTGTCATCAACACCATCCTTATCAAAAATTCTAATTCTATGATATACACTGCCCTTACCTGTAAATTCAATTCTATATAATTCATTCATAATTAACCCTTACGCTTATTTTTCGCTTCTGTTCGTTCAATTGTTGCAATTAGGTCTGTGCCATCCAAGCGAAACTGACCCGTCACATTTACATTGCCGCCGCCCATGCCAGCCGGGGATTGGTTGATCATGTGGTTTGGTGTCACAGCTGCGCCTCGTGGTAGATTCACTATTTCTTCCCCTTTTTCTCCTACTTTGAAAATCCCACTACGTACTACTTCTCCGCCTGTAGCCAGTCCTTGTGGTTTCTGTGATTCTACATTCTTTGACCACATAGCTTTCAATACACCTACTCCAGCAGCTGCCAGCGCCAGACCGATTAAACCTTTGGAAGACTCCCCTGCAATTACTCCGGCAATGGCTTGCGCCAATAATCCGTTAATGATCTGCCCAATGGCATCCAGCGCAGTTCCTACCATAGACTTGAACCCTTCTTCACCTTCTACCAATGCAGCTCCCAATTGCGACGCCATGGAAGAAACAGCGCCTGAAATAACACCACTGAATTGCTCTGCGATTTCTTTCAGCCGCTCCATGCCCTTGGCGCCCGTTGTACTCATTTCTTGCAATTCAATATTCACACCAGAAACCGCCCGTCGCATATCTGCCAACCCTTGCTGCATGGGTTTGAAATCAGGCAGTCCGACAGAAATTTCCTGCTTATTGGCTTGTTGTATAGCAGCTCCCAATCCATCGTCCGTAGGGCCTTGCATGGTTGGAGTGAAGCTGAATCCAAGAGCCTCCCTGCGCACTTGCTCAGACATGGATTTCCAAGCATCCCTGTATTCCCGGGTGTACTTGTTTGTCAGCTTCATCATCAGTTGCTGTTCTTCATCCCAAGTGATTTTCCCGTTTTTGGCGGCTTGCTGTATCACCCCAACTCTTTCCTGATATTCCTCTCTTATGACATCTGTCCTAGCTTTCAGTTCATTCTGCAATTCAGCCAAGGCAGATGAACCTCCTCCAGATTCTGCTTTTTTGATTTTCTTCTGTGCTTCCTCAGCATCATCAACTTGTTGTTTTATCCTGGATGCTTGTTCACCAAATGCTGAAGTGGACATGCCTACAGTAGGATCAATGTCCTGCTTGGCCATATCAATGTACACGGCAAATTCATCATTCAGTAATTTTTGTGATGTCGCAGCTTCCTTCGCAGCCTCTTGGTTCTTCCTGTACCATACTGCCACTTTTCTGCCATATTGTGCGTACAGCTCATTATATTTCTGGTACTGTTCTCCAGCACCTACTAATTCATCTACCTCACCTTTCAGTAGTTTTGTAATTAATCGTTGCCGTTCTTCGGCTGTTTTTCCTTGGTCTTTGAGTGCATCATTTAATTTCCTGTAAGCCTTTTCTTGCGTCTCCATTAACTCATTCTGAATCTCCTCTTGTTTTTCCTGCTTTGCTTTCAGAATGTAGTTTTCCCGCAGTCCTTCATTGACATTGTTTTGAGCTTTTCCGATGTCTTCCAAATTGCTTTTCTCACTTAACTGATTTGGAAGGTAATCAGCGTACTGAGTGTTCAATTCTTTGATTATTTCCTTACGGCGTTTTTCTTGTACAGCTGTTAAATCACTTTGAGCGGTCAGCGCTTTCAGTTCTGAGAATAATTCCCCAGCCTTGTTTTTCTGAATATTGTACTGCGCTGCTGATTTTGAAGCTAAATCCGCCATTTGTTTCTGCTCACTGTTGAATAAGCGGCTGTTTCTGACAAGCCCAACAATGATAGGCGCCAGTGCTGCGGCAGCTGTCAATAGCACACCAAGAGGATTTGTCGCTATCACTGCCCGCAGGGCTTTGAACACGGTTATTATTCCTTTGAATCCAGCAATCAGCCCAGGAATTACATTTGACATCATAAATCCAAAAATGACCATCAAAGGTCCTATTGCAGCCACTGCTCCTGCTATAATAGTCACCCATCGTTGCTGCGTTGAATTAAGCCCCGCAAACCAATCCGCCACCTTTCTAAGCATATCACCCAATCCTTCTAAAAGCGGCAGAAATGCACTTCTCAGGCTCTTCCCAATACTCACCAGCGCTGTTTTACCCTGCGCCATTGCAACATTGAATCTGTGTTTTGCTGTCTGCGAAGCCGCACCATACGCATCATCCAGACTGCCTGTAGTGTCAGTCATGCGTTCAAATATAGCGATGTTCTCCTCAGCATTACCTCCCATAATATCCAGTACACCACTCAATGCACGGATGTTTGGGAATACCTTGGCCAATGTGTCATCACCATATTCATTTTGTTTATCTTTCAGCGTTTGTAATACCGAAACCAAACCATCTTCTTTGATTTGTTTTCTGAGGCCTTGGGCAGACAAGCCCATTTCCGCCATCGCTGTTTCTGCCTGTTTTGAAGGTTTCAGCATACTAGCCAATATCTGGCGCAATTGAATGGCGGCAGTACTGGCGTCTGTACCTGTTCTTGTCATAGCAGCTACTGAAGCACCTACCTGATCAAAACTAACTCCAAGCTCTGAAGCGATTGGCAGCACTTGCCCAAGACTTTCCGCCAGCTGAGGTGCTTCTGCCTTACCTTCACGCACCGCGGCAACCAATACATCTGTCGCCTGTTCTGCTCCCAAGACTTCCGAGCCGTAAGCATTCATAGCTGAAGTTACCAGATCAGCTACTGTTTTTGTTTCTCCCAATCCAGCGGCACTGGCCCGGGCACTGCTGTTCAAAGCATCCATAGCATCAGCACCACGCAAACCAGCTGAAGTGACAAAGAATAGGGCATCAGCCATTTCAGCAGGAGCTTTTCCCATGCTGGCTCCTGCTGAAAGTATCTGATCTTCCCATTGTCCTACCTGTTCTCTAGCCACTCCCACAAGACCTATAATTTTGGACATACTGCTTTCAAACTCCATATATGATTTGAATGCGGCAGCACCTATGCCAGCTAAAGGCGCAGTAACATACATAGATAGGTTCTTGCCTATCTTCTTCATCTTACCACCTACTACTTTCATTCTGTTCTGAGCATTTGTCAACCCTCTTTCAAAATGAGTAGTGTCTAATCCTAATCCAGCATATAATTGTCCAATTTTCATATCTTATTTCTTGCGGTTATCAATGCCTCCAAATGCGGTGCAGATCGCTATTAATTTTTGTTCCATCTCTTCGACGGATTGCGGTTCTTCAGTTTCCCAGCTGAATCTATACAGCTCTTCTGGTTTCTTGTATTTCTTCTTCCAGTATGGGTTGCTGTTCAGCATATACACTGTCAAAGTTCTGATTGCTTCGTGCACGGCTTTGATCGGGACGTTCATTTTGTTTTCCTCCCTGACATTGAAATCGTGCATGGCGTGAAAAAACTCAACGGGCGTTAATTCATAAAACGTCGTAACGGATAATCCTAATCTGCTGACAGAGAAACCTACCAGCTCACTATACGTCATTCTTTTCTCTGCGCCGGGATTTTGTCGACTTTCATTTTGTTGGCTGCCTCCTCCATCCCCTGGAAAAAATTTGGTACCACTTCCATGAACTCAGTCATGCATTGATCCAAAACAAATTCCATTTCGTCTCTGGGCAATTCCATTTCCCTGCCTTCGATCTTATGCCCTGCTACTAAGGAATGATACAATAACGGTTCCAGAACTGTGATATCTCCATCCATCAGTTCATCAATTTCCAGCACTTCATCTCCATTTGATAGTTCCTTGCTTACATGTTTCAGCGCATAATAGCTCACCCTTACTGGATATTGTTTTTCGTTGTATGTTATTTTTTCGATCATGATTAATCTTTTTGATTATTAAATTGGTTTGGTTAACCCTAACTCATTTTAGATGGATGTGGCAGAGCCACTGTTCAATGTTGGTTTTCCACTCACTTTCAAAGTCACATCAGCAGTGATTTTGTCATCCAGTGCAGTAGTCAGATTCAGCTCTGTTACCAAAGCCTCAAACTCAAGACTGGTGTTATCGCTGTCCGGCAAAACAATTTCGTAATTGCCTACCGTGTCACTTTCGAAATCAGTGTTCATCAGTTCATACGTATCACGAACAAAGTTCATGGTTAACGTAACGGTGCCCGCATCACGCAGACTGCCGATGAATTCCCGGTAACCGCCTGTGCTGTCCAATGTAGTGATGTCAATGGTTTCCCGGCTTCTGCCTGGTCCATCTATGCTAACAATGTTAGCCATTTTCTCAAATGCTGGCGTTGATAAGGAACTGTTCCAACGACGAAACTGTGTGCCTATACCAGCTGTTCCTGTACTCATATTGTCCTCCTTTGTATATTAAGATTCATACTAAAACGTGCTCTATTATTTTTGTCATATTCAATAATTTCTGGTCCTGAAGTGCAGATAATCACTGAATAATGAGTTCCATTCAGTTCAAAATTCCCTTTATAATTCAAAAATTCTTTGATTGCTTGTAATTTCTCCCACCCATTTTGATAGGAAACATCCCTGCCTCTTATTTGAAGGCTGTCCCGATAATATGGAATGCCTTCTAAATCCCCATCCGTCCCATTGCTGTAATCAAACAATGTGACGCAATTATTCACCTCTGCCGGCTCTTTGCCGATGAACAAATCAGCGCCAAACGTACCAAGTGAATTGGCAATCAGCAAATCCTTTATGTCAGTAGAAACGGAGTTCATAATTTCAAAGTCCCTCCTATGGTTTGAAGTATTTTTGTTTTGTTACGCTCTAATGCTTTTTCAAAGAACTTAGGCCCACTGCCCGGCCTGTTCCAGTTTAAGTTTTCCGGGTATTCATGCACTGCGGCTGAATAATTAGCACTGAAACCCATTACCAGGCTTGGACGGTTAGCAGACAGCATTGTCTTGGCTGATGCAAGAGCCTCACTGTGGTCTGCTCTTAACTGCCCGGCATCTTTGCCTGTGAATTGGCTTTTCGTAGCCACTTCTTTAATAGTAACAGCAAACCAACTGGCTTGTAGATTTCTAAGGTCAGCAGGAACCTTGGGTGGAGTTTTATCCATGTCTCTCTGAATTAGAATAGCCGCATTGATCAAACCTTTATTACTTTTTCGTTTGATTCTGCGGTATTCCTTTTCCAGGCCGTCCACCACATCCTTAATCCCTGTCAGTGTAAATTCTTTTTTCATCTTAAATACGCCATTTGCACCTGCTGCTCATTATACAATGATTTCAGTTTTCTGATTTCAATTATTTCTCTACCATCTACATTCTCAACAAAACCACTGGACAAATCTGCCAGTTCCCCTAACCACAGCATCCCACCTTCTTGCAATTCAGTATCTGTCAGCACAGCTGCCTTGCTTATTATCTCATCCCCCAGTTTGTTCTTTACTTTTTGTTTGATCACGGTCCAGCGACAGTTAATCTGAACCGGACTATCAAACTCAATTCCTGCTCCGGTGTTTGTTGGATTGCCCCAATACACCGCTTTGTCTGTAAGAACTCGTGATATGGTTGTTTTCAAACTCATAAGGACTTAAAAATTGCTTTCTTTCTTGCTTGCTTTGCCATTATTCCTGTGGTGTCTAATTGCACCACCAATTGCCCATAACGGGTACTTCTCAGCCCTTCTGCATATAGCTTTGAATTAGTAAGATATTTCACAGTCACATCCCCTACTTTTTCTTCGATAGGTGGACGGTCTTTTGTGGAAGCTATGAAATGACAAGTCAGATATTTTTCAATCTCGATCAACCTATCATCAGACATACCCTGCCCATCCAGTTTTTCGTCCACTTGCATGGAAGCGGTTGAAATGAAGCTGCTAATGTCATCATCCACTAATGTGGTATGGATTATTTTCTTCACCTCTTCGACTGTTGTCCTTACTGCCATTATCTTTTCCCTTTCTGTTTCTGTTTCCAAAGTTTAGGTTCAATGAATTCCTGCACGTCATCATGTTTATAAGGCAGTCCCAGCCATTTGAACAATTCATCCAGCTCTGTATAACTTTCCTCCTGTACTAACTTCTCAGGCCAGATTTGCTTAATGTCCAGTCCAGCAGCATGCATATCAGCGAACCGTTTCTTGTGTTGATTAATCCACCAAAGCCATCCTGCCTGCTCATCCTCAGCATTAATTTTCTTCAATACATGGTCACGGGCGTAAGCATTCATAAATCCAGTACGCAAACAAGAATTAATAATGTCCTGATCATTTCTACGTACAATTATCCATTGAGCTTCTGGAAATGCTTCATGCCAGACTTGCCAATGCAGCGCCATTTTAGCGCCCTTATAAAACCAGCGCTGATCCTTCAATCCTTGTTTCTGCAATATTCCCAGCACCTGATCTCTCCAATTTTTGATAACCAAAACATTGCGCTTCGGAATTGGATATTGTCCTTTTGGGTCGCAGCCCAGCCCGGATAAATACGGCTTCACTAAACGCTCCCTGAGTTCGTGATTCTCGAACATGCCCTTAGCGTTATAAATGCTGGCGCCGATCAAATCCCCTCCCCATACTCCGGACAGGTTAATCAATCCAGCCATTAGACTGGTGCCGCTTCTTGGAACGCCTGTTATCAAAATTGGTTTCATAGTCTGTAATATTTTTTCACCCAGTCTTTGTTGACTTCGTGCGGGCGTGGTTTACCGTGAAAAATAACCATATCAGCATCCGGTTCTCCGTTCTTGCAGTCATGTTTGTATGAAGCAAGTCTCAGGTTGTGGTCGACGTTCAGCCGTTTTGGCGTTATTCCATTTCTGAGCATTTTGTCATATGCCCAAACCTGCTCCAGTCTGTACCAGCCTTGCACTTCATTTGGATCGAATAGAACATTGAAATCACCATTCCAAAGCATTGGGTTATTGCCCCATTTAACTGCCCAAGGCTTCATGCCGTATAATTCATCCTTTGCAATCTCAATATCAAATAACCAGCTAACATCCTTCAGAAATACAGTATCTAATCCAGTCACCATCACATGACCTGTTTCCCTGAATGCTTCGTGCATGCAGAATCTGCCTGTATAGGTGCTGATCAAAGGCTTTGCAATTACTTCTGTGCCTGTGAACTGCTCTGGGACATCAGTATAACAAATAAACTGATCTACTACAGGAACCATGCGCTTAACCTGGGCATGCAAAACCATTACATGCTCCTTTCTATAATCCCCTCCGGTTTTATACACGCAAACAAATTTCTTCATAACACTTCCTGGATTGGTAATTTTTGGAACTGCTCAATTTTACTGTTCATACTGGTATTGATTATCTCCAACTCTAATTTCTTAGCATCCTCAGCCAATGCATTGAAGCATGACAGATGCCTTTTGAATGGTAGACCTTTTACATGCCCGCGTGTCAGCGGTTGTCCTTTCTTGGTGTAATGATTATGCCAGTGCTGGTAGGCGTTTGTTAGCGCCATATCAAACCCCAGCAATACCACTTTCTTAGCTCCAAACAGACACGCTAAATTAATAGCAGCCGCTCCGCTATTGTAATTGAAAACGATTTCTGTTTTGGAAAGTCCTGTTTTCTTTGCAGAACGTGGAATGTAATGAATGTTCTCGTATCTGAACCGCTCATTTTTGAACAATTTATGACAGCTATACTTCAGCCCCTTGTACTTCCGCAGTGCTGCCTGGTTTTGTTCAAAGAATGTATTATCCCCAAAAAAGCAAACATCTACCCACTCACCTAACATATAAGCCGCATTCACGCCTATTACATGTTTGTTGTGAAGAGCAGAAAAGTAAGGTGCATATTCGCTCATAGGTGCTTTTTTTGTTCGCACCTGCTGTACCAGTTCTTCAGGAATGCCAAACTGCTCAATCACAGAAGGACCTCCACCAATGATATACACCGTACCATCTTGCCATATTTTGGGAATGCTGCTCATTACTGATTCAATTCCTCCACCATTTTGTTGGCAGCATCTTCACGCAGTGATTTTTCATTAATAACTTTGCCGTTATCATCCACCACGTCAAACCACCCGGCAGCTTTTTCTTTCACTGAGTATTGATGTTTTTCAACATCATCCAGTTTCTCAGAATTGTCTTTGCCTTCAACAATTACTTCCACCAAATCCATGAACCCCTTTGGGATTTCAGCTGGATAGGCGACAAATACCTGTTTTGGTTTGATGATTGTTTGCTCTTCATTCTTCAAACGAACACTAGAAGAACCTAACCATCTGTATTGTCCTTGCCCTTCGGCTAATTTTTGACGTTTCATATAATTTTTGATTAAAATAATTAAGCTTGGTTAGCTCAAGTTAATGACTACGCTGACAAATGAACAATACCACACTGACTGTCCTCATCCGCTCTGATCTGTGGAACTTGGATTGACATAACCTTGTAGTTCGTCACCATTCCACCCTGACTTCTCCATTCCAGGTTGGTCATCGCCATGCCATCCACGAGGCGTACGGTATCAGAAGTCATCTGAACCATTACAGCATTGTCATCCGGCAAGTGATCAGCTACGGTCACAGCATCCAAGTTGGCAATTTCCAGAAGACGTTGTCTTACTGTCTTGCCGCTGGTGGCGTTGTAATCCTCATCAATGATGGTTTCCCAATTTGATGGAATGTACAGCACGTATGGGCCGTATTTGTTTTTGTCCAGCATCTTCTGCTTCATCTGAAGCACTTCCTCCAGAATACCTTCTGCTGTTTTGCCGGAAGCGTCCCAGGCAGTGCTGAGGGTCTGTGTCTGGCGGCTTGGGAAGCTCAAATAGGTGTAGATCGTGCCTCCACCAAAGCTGTAACTGGTATCAGTGAACAGCAAATCTTCCAACTTTTCACTTACTTTCCTTGCAGCTCTTTCAGCCTGCTCAGTGTCCAATGGGCTACCCATGTTACGGCTTGCGGCCAGCACCCTTGCGTTGATCTCATAATCGCTGTGGATTATAGGCAACGGAAGATAAGTAGTGCTGTAAGTCGGGCGGTCATTCTGTCCACGGGTCAATCCATCCATACTCATACTGGCGCTTCCACCATCATCAACAGAATGACTTTCCAGAACAGTGCGGCCCATACCATTTCCGATGTTATACACCAGACCACGGCTGCGCAGGTCGTTAATGCCGATCAATCGCTCACGGCTTACTCTCAATACAGCTTCATCCAGTGCTTTCCACTCATCCCGGCGGAGTGTGGCATTTGCCTGGATTGGCATTGCTTTCAATTTGCCATTACTTTGCATCACGTTCCGGTAGGCCTGAAGGGCTCCGGTTTTCGTGTTGACTACTACGAATGGGCGGAAGGCGTGTTTGTCCATGCCGTTTGCAATCATTTGATTGGCGACATTTCCAGTTCCTTGTCCATTCACTATTGCATCCATACTCATATTATTTTCCTCCTAATTTCTGTTTTTACAAACTTTTTGTTTTTCTGTTTCGCAACTGTTACGCTATGCGAACAATTATACGTGATGCGGTATCTCCACTGTCACTCAGATCAACTGCTTCAGTAGCATACGCCACTATTTGCACGTTGCCGCTGGTTTCTGCACGCAATCTTCCATTACCATCGCTTTCCAGCGCATCTCCAATACTTACATCCTCACCTGAAGCGAGAATCATATTGGCCATGTCTCCACGGCGTGGAACCCATACCTGCACCGGATCACCAGAGCTGTATGCATCACTGATTTCATCTCCTTGCAGCTCGTCTTCCAGAGCGATCATCAACTGAGCAGCACCCGCGGCAGTTGAATGTGCCTGCACTTTACCTGCTGATGTTTCTTCAACCAACATTCCTGGAGTGATTGCTGCTGCGGCAGTAAACTCCTCGTTGATCTTTGTGTAATCTTTTACTTTGATAGTATTCATTTTATTTTCCTCGTTTTTGTTTCAACTCCAATGAATTTAGCCTTGTACAATTGACAAAAGCTTACTCGCTTTTCTGTTCAATTGTGTAATCCTCCAAAGGCGCCACTTCATCAGAAGCATTGGCCTGTGGAGTAGCTGCGCCTGCGGCTGAATAATCAGCTTCATTTTTTTGCAGGCTCTTGGCAATCTTTTCAAGCATATTGAAATTCATGCCTTCCAGCTCTTCCTGTTTCCAGGTGCCTTCTTCAGTGTTATCCTGGATTGCTTTTACCAGTTTTTCTCTCTCAGCCTTGTAGCTGGCCAAACCTTGTTTCATTGTCTCTTGCATGCCTTGTGGCATCAGCTCAACAACTTCTTCGGCTTTGGTGTAACCTGACAGCGCTGATTTCAGAACATTGCTGTTCATTTCAGGTGTCATTTTCTCGATCATTTCAGGTGTCTGTTCAGACAGCCATTCCCGGTCACTTTCTGTGAACTTCGTGGAAGTGTTATTAATAAGGGCATCCACTTTTTCGGGGCAACATTTTGAATTTTTAGACATTTTGTCCTCCTCGTTTTGATTATTGTTCTGTCCCGAAATTGGGACGTAATTGATTTCTTTTCTTACGGCAATTGGTTCACCTGTCATTTCCACACTGTCGTCTTCTCTAATGGAGTAGCCTCTGCGGAAATACCGGGTGCTGCCGTTATCCGCTACCTTGTAAATGAACTCTGTTTCGTACAAAGCCTCCAGCCAATGCAGCTTTCCATCATAATCCATGTCATCCAACATGCGCTGCAACTGATTCATCACTGCGGTGTATTCCTGGTTGGTGGTGATCTGATTGACTGCGTAACCTTGCCCGGCCAGCTGTTTCAGATGTTTGCTGTCCACTTCAAACTTGCCAAACTCCTTGAACAGAAGATAACGGGCCATGCCAGCCACTTCTTTGTCTTCTGATTCAGCAGCATGTTCCAAAGCATTCTTGTTCAGTTTGCCGTTGTTGACTACCTGATATTTCAGTTCATCCTCACTGCCTTCTTTTTCGCTGTTGACAATCAAAAGGTGGTTACTTGGCTCAGTGTTCTTTTCTTGTTTGAAAGTTTCGGTTTCCGTGCCTGTATAAACAGGTAATTGTATTTTTTTCATATCATTTGTCTTTTGATTAGTCCTGATTCCGCATCCGTCCTGATAGCTGCATGCGCCTTGGGCCTCCGGCAATAGTGCAAGATGATCAGGGCGGTAATTGCGTGCAATTCCAATGTATTGTTCTCCATTATGTTCTCCCTGCTTATCTTCATTGTCCGTAAATGCACCAATGCTAACATCCATTGCCTCACTATTGTTGAAACGCTGCAATAAGGTAGGTGAAATAGAATTAGCCCGTTCTACTTCAATCCAAACTTCTGCCCGCAGCCGATCCCCGTCCATGTGTACATTGTACACTCTGCCAAAAACCTGCTTATCTGATACCTGTACGCTGTTGGCTGAAACGTACTGCCCATCAATCTGCGGATGATTTTCTAATACAGGAATGCCGTTCCAACTTTCAGGAAATCTGCCCAACTCTTCTGCTAAATGCAAAATAGGTCCTTGGCTTCCGTGATGCACTCCTTCACGCATCATTACAACAGGCAGCACAATGTAATCACGGTCCAGGTGCGTAGTTTGCCTGGCCGTGTAATCTCTGTTAGTTTGTATGATTCTTCTCAGCTCCATTTTAATTTGGGTTTGGGTTTAAGTTTGGCACATCCATCCCTTGTCGAAATGGAAGGGCGATGCAGCGGCATTGTGGATGGCGTGGTATCATTGTCATTATCTGATCCAACGTATAGATACTGCCTTGGAGGTCTGCACATAAATTACATACACGATTGTCTCCAGCAGTACTCCACTCCGCCTGCACATACACGCCCTCTACTCTGTAATTCAGATATTCTTGTATCATTCCCTGGTGGTGCGCCCGGATTATTTCTGTGCGTGCTAACATTTCAGCTCTGCGTCTTGCACTGATAAAGCGGCCTAAACTATCTCTGATTTCCAGATTACCAGCTGCACCATTAATTGTTTGATTCAACAAATTTGCTAATTCCCTGGGTCCAGCTCCTCTTGCCAACCCGTCTGCCAATACTCTGCTGATTTGTTGGCTCATGGCAGAAGTGATTCCTTTCAATTCTTCAAATACCCGGGTATATAAAATCCCAACACGCTGAACGTGTACTGGGTTGTTCATAGCCAGATTGATATCATTGCCTGAAATTTCAATACCTATGCGCTGCATTTCTTGTTGCGCCCTGGTAACTCCTTTTTCATATGCTTCCCTGACATACATATCAGTCCAGCGTTCATTCAGTGCATTGCCTGAACCAGGAACATTCACCACTTCCAGAATCCCTCTATCTACCTGCTCTTGTAACCAGTCCATGAATCCGGCCATTTTCTGCGAACTGGTTTCAAATGCAAACTGACGTCTGCCAGTCGGGCTCATCTGCATTGTCTGAATTGGCTGCAATGCGAAACAGTCCTGCTCAATGATACTTTGACGGATAACTCCTCGCAGCTCCCTAAATCTTTTGCGCATTGCGGTTGCAAAACGATTGCGCAAGGTCAGGGTATGCGTTGGGTCATATCTGTTAACATTGGTCTGTATGTTGCAGGTTTCGCACATGTTTCAGTTTTGGATATAAATATAATATTGATTCGCTGATAAACAAAGTAATTTTAATAACTGCTTAATAACTATTTATTCTTCTTCAAAATTCTCATCTGGCATTCCTTCCGTTCCTTCCTGCTCCTGTACCAGTTCATTCTGCTCAGCCTCCTGTATTGCCTCCACTTCTTCATCTGATAATCCGAGTATAATTTTGAAGAATTGTTCTGGTGGCATTATCATGCTGGAAAATCCATACTGGCTATAACTTTTCAATGCATCAGCTCTTGTTTTCCCTATCTCTGCTTTTTCTTTCTCACTTTGAGCAAACAAATCACTCCACAATACCTCCCACTTTGTCACCTTGGGCAATACTCCGTACTGCATCAACCTGTCAACTAATTTCTGTATGATTTCCGGTGACGCATATTCCTGCCTTCTGTCCTGTATTACTTCCAACCAAGCTGATTTATCTTGGCTGCTGCTCAGCTCACCTCTTTCACTTCCTGTCAGTATTCGTTGCGGTATGCCCGTTGCCGCACTGATCATTTGTATCTGCACGTTGACATGTTCAGTTGGTGAAGAAACCTGGCTGGCTAATTCCTCCATCGTGATTCCTTCTTGCATGATGAATCTGCGTAGGTTGTGCTCATATTCATTCAGCTGGGTTTTGAACTTCTCAATTTCCGCATCTCCAAGTTCATAATTCTCCCCATCCACTTTTCCTTGATAACCGGGACGGGCTCCACGCCAAAACATCTCTGCACTACCGCCTGTCAGTTTCTCTAAATCTTTCAAACGGTTGTACACTTTCTCCAACATCGGGGTGCCAAAGACTTCATCCTCCAGCGGGCTGTTGACTACATGCAGCACCCTGGAATGATGTACAGTTAGACTGCTGTTTTCAGCGCCTCCTGTTCTGGTAGTGGAAACACGGATAGTGTATAATTCAGGCATGCCGTATCGTGGATTGCCCGGGTCTTGCACATACTTTGATATTGTTACATCTCCTTCTCCGAATGGCCGGGCGTATATTAATTTCGGGCTGCCTGTTACTGGATTGGCTGTTTCTCCAGATTGTTTCACATCATCAAACCCTAATAACAGAATAGCAAATCTTCCAATACCTGATAGTTTGTCTAATCGTATCAGCTTTGATTTCAATTTCAGGCGTTTTTCCAAATCAATCCAGGCTTGTTCAAATTCAGTTTTGTCCAGTTCTTTGTTCTCCATCAATTCCAATTTGCCTGACCAGGTTTTCTGAACCGGGCGGGTGATGATGGCATTGGCAATGTCCTGACGGCGGAATAAGGAATAGTAATCCTCATATTTGATTTCCTCTGGGTAGCCAAGTGCTTCATATATGTCCCGGCTGCCGTTGTATGCCTGTCCTAAGCGAATCAGCCATTTCTGCCGTTCCACCAATTCGCTATATACTTGTAATTTTTCATCTTTTGTCATTGTCATGATTATATCCCTCTGCTTTTCTTCTTTCTACTCAATTTTGCAAATGC